CTGAAATTCTTCAGGTATCTCGAGCGACGCTATGGCGCCCTCGAATCACCTTTCCGGCTTGCGCCGGATGGTGCGACGCGTGCAAAGCGTCTTGGGGAGTTCTCTCCCGACGTACAGTACTTAGTACTGTCGAAGGGCCTATATTTTAAGGCTTCTTCTGCATTTCTTCGCCGAATGAAGAATATGTTGTACCAGGGTAAACTTGGTACTGTCAAGCAGTGGTTTTACACTGCTGACGCGGTCATCCTTCCTTACCTCTTGACTTGTGAGAGCCCAGAGGACTCAAAGGTTGACCGGCTCTCCAAATTCGCTCTGGAGAATTGTGCGAATAATTATTCGCACTTTCTTAAACAATTAAAATCGTTTAAGAAGGGTGTCCGAAAGGCTTTCGCTACGAACACCTCTGCGCCCTCTACGAGGGTCATGAGGACCTATTCAAAGGCCCTCTACAGTCTCCCACTAATGGGGGACCGTGCCAATCCCGCCGAAGCGGGTCGGCTCGTCCTTACTTGGACGCAGACAAGAGCCTCAGGCCTTGCTGATAGCGGTATGATCCGCCAGAGCTTAAAAAAGCTCGAGGAAACCGTTAAGGTTCCCCTGGGTCCAGTACCTTTACTGAATCCATCCGTCCTTCATGAGACGGTCAAAGGCTTTTGGAAAGCTTCCGGAACCAAAGCTAAGATTAGTGTTGGTTCAACCTCGTGTCTTGAGTTCACGAGGCAGAATGGGGGTAAAACCTCCATGTTCAAGTACCTTTGTAATCACAAGGTACTTACCAGGTCTTATGACCCGGTAACGCTAGAGGAGACAGCGTTCCCGGCACGTTCGTGTCGGAGCGCCCAAGATATTACATCTTGGGCGATAGGTTGGGTTTTAAATAATCCAATCTTACACCGCGTGAGGCGTGCCCATGCGGTTGCCGAGCCTAGTAAGGCCCGGACCATAGGGGTGCCCCCCTATGCTACTACCGTTCTCTACGGTATCTGCGCGCACATAGTCGCGCCAACGCTCACCTCGCAGGGTGTGCGGTCTGGACTTAAGGCGTCCAGACATCTCTGGAATTTTCTCAGAGATAACCTCTCTCCGCAAAACTTAGCGTGGGAGGACCTATCGGGTGGGCGCGTTTACGCCCTCAGTACCGATGAGGAAACCGCAACCGACTTCGGTGACTTGCGGGTATCCGACCAAATATGGTCGGCTTTCTTGGATATAGCCAAGAAGATAGACGGATTCCCTGTTGGGTTATTCCGTCTATGCCGTTTGATGTACAAACGGTCCCGGATATACTTATTCCGAGGTGCCGATAATAACTCTTATCGGTGGGTCATCTCCACTCGGGGGTGGCCGATGGGTGATATGTTCACCAAGGTAATCTTAACTGTCGTTAATGATTACTGTTGCCGTCTTAGCGGCCTGAGAGTTTACTCCCTCGTAGGCGATGATATCATCGCTCTCTCCAACCTTAAGGAACAGTTGGAGTGGCTCTTACTGAATCTAAGAGGCGTCGGTATGGTTATTTCCGACGATGATACGTACATATCGCACCAACTCGCATTTTATTGCGAGGAGGGGACTATTGTCCCCCAACGTGTTACACACGTTCCCCGCGTGCAAATGCGAGAGGGGTCGAGCTTTTTTATCTCGACTACCCCAGGATCAGACTACTGATCCCTACACAATCTGAAACAGATGTGTATTCC